TGGGTCACGGCTTTGCCCTCGGCGCTGATCGCCTTTTCCTCTGTCGCCCCGATCGCCTTGGCCTTGTCGGCGCGGATCTTGTCGGCATCGCTCTCGCGCCGCGCTTTCTCCACCTGGCGCAAGTCTATCTGTGCGAAGCCTGGCACCCCGTTGTTGATCGTGACGAAATAGCCGCCCTCGGCATCAGTCGGCAAAAACACATGGGGATCCCCGGTCGGCTGCATGCCTTCAACCGTGCGCTTGAACCCGTCGCTCCAGACATACTCGCCGCTGTCATCGAACATGCCACCAGGCACCAGGCGAACCAGGGTGCCATCGTCTATCATGTCGATCGTCGCGGCGAAGCGGTCGGGATCGTATCCAGGCGGCAGGATCGTTTCCCCGTATTTAGTCGATGCAACGCCCCCGGTTCCATCGGCCTGGCCACCGGTCGCGATCCGATAGCCTTCCTCCAGATCCCCGGCCTCCACCGTGCGTTGCCCGTCAGCGATCGCCAGGCCGCGCGCATAGGCCATGGCCACCGCGTCGAGCTGGACCACATCGTTATCCGACAGGTAGGGCGACAGGCCGCCGATCGCCGCTGTCCTGGCGCTCTCTACCGCGTTGGTCGCCACCGGCACCTTTTGCTCTCCATTGCCGCGCAGGATCGCCGCCGCCGCGTCCTTGTTCCCCATGGCATAGACCATGCCCGCCGCGAATAGCCCCGGCTCGGTGCGCCCGATCGCGCCAAAGATCGCCGTGGCGCGTTCCTTGCCCAGACCAACGATCGAACCCAGAAAAGCGGCCTGTTGCTGCCTGGTGGTTTCCGGCGCGTTGAACGTCTCAGAGATCAGCACCAATTCGTCAGCCGTGAGCGGCACAGGGTTTTGCACCCCCTCGGTCACAGCCAGGGGCGCGATCCGGCGCATGCGCTCAGAGATCACGGATCCCACGTCACCCAGGGATTGCGCGCCTTCCATGCTGGGCATGGGAATGCCCTTGGCCTTGGCGAAGGTCATGGCGTCGGTTGCCGCCAGCTCTTTGGTTTTGGCGCTCCACCCCTCCAGCTTTTCGATCACCTGGGATTGCAGGAGCGCCGCCGCGCCGTAACCGTCGCCACCGGCTGCAAGCTCACGCTGGAGTTGGCGAGCCTCTGCAAGCGCCTGGTCGCGTTCATTTGCCGTCATGCCTTCCATGCTTGCAATGGAGTTATAGAAGGCTTCCGTCACCGCGATTTGCTCCAGCACCTCCGGCTTACCATCGGCCCGCGCCCGCAGCGCGTCCCAATCCACATTCTCCGGCGCGGCTCCATCCACTGCCAGTTGCTCAATCAGGGGCAGGCCGATCTGTTCCGCCGTCACCGCGTCGGTGATCTTCTTAACGCGATCCTCCAGGGATTGCAGGACAGCCACGCCCTCCAGGTCGATCTCCCCCCGGCCCACCGCGTCGGCAATGTCTTGCTTCACGCGATCGGTGTAGGCCAGCAGCTCCGGCCCGCGCAGATTGTGGGTTGCCACCGCAGCATCCGCCACCGCGAATTCCACCTGGGCTTGCCGCTGGAGATCCGGGAAGGGCGACAGGCTGGACAGGATCCGCGACCGCTCGGCCTGTGGGATGGCAACCGGCACCCCTTGCTCTGTCATTTCCACATATGGGTTGATCGCGTCATCCATTTCCTTGGTCAGCCGTTCCCGCTCGGTCGCGGCAGCGGTGCGCCGCGCGCTCTCTGCGGCGCGGGCGCGGCCTTCCAGGCTGGCCAAGAGATCCAGGCTTTCCCCGGCTGGCAGGGGCGAATTGCCGGAATACACCTGGCGACGAAACTCCTCCACAAACTGCCCCGGCGCGGCCGATTTTTGGAACTCCGCTTCCAGGAGAATGCGCTGGGCATCGCGGCCCAGACCCGTAACCTTGGCGTTGATGTCCGAGGCGGTCATCGTTCCCGCCCTGGTCGGATCCGGCCCATACTCGCGCCCGTTCAGGGTGAACCCCTCGCGCGGCCCAAACCGCACCAGGGCCTCCTGCCCTTGCGCCAGGGTTGCGGCGATATCCTGGGACGTGCCACCGGTCAGCGCCAGCCGCTCCACCTCACTGGAAAGCGCGCTCTCGGCCTGGCCTTGGGCCTCGGCCTGGCGCGCGATCAACCGGCGCTGTTGCAGCTCGATTGCCTGGCGCTGGGCAACGCCTTGGGAACGGGTAAACGCGGCCTCCAGATCCGTGCGCAGGCCAGGCAGGTTTTCAGGCAGAGATCCCAGGATCTCCCCCCGCACCCTGTCCATTTCCTTTTTCAGAACCTCCAGGTTTCCATCCGCCTTTTGCGCGGCGATCGCGATCCCCATTTCCAGGGCCTCGCTCGCCCGCGCTCCGATCACCCGATCGGCGGCAGAGTTGAAAGCGGCATCCCGAACCGTAAACGGCAAGCGCGGTTCAAAGCTGTTATCGTTGACCACGTTCAGCGCATATTCCGGCGCGGCCTCGGTCGGCACACCAGAAGGCCCGCCCGCCTGGCCAAAGGCCCGCCGCAACCATTCCGGCGCATTGTCGCCCTTGCCATCCGCGCCCCATGCGGCTTTCGCCCCGAACCCCACATGAATTGCGCCGTCCTGCATGTAACCAGGACCGGCACCCACCCCGGTAATCCCGCGCTCCACCATCTTTTTGACGACTTGCTCAAAGATCGGCTGATCCTGGGGATCCAGGTGATTGAGCCGCCGCCCGCCTTGGAACAGCAGAATGTCGGCAGCGTTTCCGTGCATGTGGCGGCCCGAATTCCCGACTTTCTGATCCTCGGTTTCGCCGCCCGAAAACACCTCCACCTCGATCCCCATTTCAGGGAGGAACGACAGCGCATTGACCAGGGTTGTTGACAGCGGCTTATCCCGCACCGCGCCCTGGTTGTTATACCGCAGCCAATCCGCCTTGGCCCTGGTCGGACCAGGACGCACCGGCCCGACAGGCTGCGTCGCGCCGCCAGCGGCGGGGGCCACCGGCGAAGGGGATCCACCAGGCAGCGCGGGAACGACACCGCCCCCGGTTTGCTCCACCTCGTAACGGGGGCCGGAATTCTCCAGGGCGGCCAGCGCCTCGGCCTCGCCCTTGCTTTCCTGCACCCGCACAACCGCAGGACGGATGAACTTGTTTACCGAGGAAAACCCTTGCTCCAGCGTCTCGAAAACCTGTTGCGAGGCGTTGCCAAGCTGGGGCGGTGCCTGGACCTCCGGCATAACACTGGAGGGGCCATAGCGGCGGATCGTTCCCATGAAATCACCCTGTCAGTTGGAAAGCGTCAAGGCCGATCTGGCCAGCCCGAACCGTTGCGTTGACCATGGACGCGCGCCCCTCGGCCAGCAGGCCACGCCCCCGCAGCCGCGCCGAGGCGGCCCGATATTGCGCGTTCTGCCTGGTGGTGGACAGGTTGCGGTCAGCCGTTCGCCTGGTCGCGTCGGCAACGTTCATCGGTGTGCCGATCCCGATATCCAGGCCGTTGGCGAGCTGGATGACGGATTGCTCCGATCGCAGCTCGGCATATTCGCGCGACAGATCCCGCGCCCGCGCCGCGCCCGCCGCCACCTCTTGATCAGCCTGGGTATTGGCGAAAGCGGCCTCGGTCTTGGCCTGGTTATTGGCGGCGATCCCCTGGCCCACCGCCATCAATGCGGATCCGACAGACAGGGCTTTCGACAGGGTAAGGATCCCCTTGCCCGCCGTCGCCGCCGTGCTTGCAGCGCCAGCCGCAGCGCCAGCACCCGCGCCCGCGCCGGTGCCGAATAGGAAGGCCCCGGCCTTGGAAACCGCCGCGCCGACTGCAAGGAATACCTGGGCCATGTCAGAACCTCACATCATAGGTGATAGATCGCAGCAGGAAGGGCATGGGTGCGTCCTGGGAGATCCGCAAGCATGGTTCCTTTTCCCAGGATCCTATCCCGGCAATGCGCTTCACGCCAGAAAACAGAAGCTCCTCCAGGAAAGGATCCGTTTGCCCAGATCCGAACTTGCGCAGCGGCACCGGCCTTTGCCTGGTGCTTTGGGTGCCGATCGAGATTGCGCCGGTGCGCTCCATCGCAAGCAGCGTTTGGAAAACCCGCATGTTCGCCATCGTCGGGGAGATCTCGCCCTTGCCCTTGTATGGGTGCAGGATGATATCCGGGATCTGGTAAAGCCCTACCTCGGTCGAGAAATCAAACCGGCTGTCCTCCAGGTCGATGATCCCGCCGACAGAGGTAAAGAACCCCAGCGGCAGGCCGTCGCCATGCACATAGACCTCCACCCCCGCCAAGTGCGCGCCGGAGCTTCCCAGGGTGATCTCACCCTTACGCCGGTTGATCCGGATCTCCTCGCCCAGCTCGCGCCCCTCGGCAAAGGTGACGGTCTTTGCGGTGAGGTCCACCGTGTATCCGCCCAGGCGTTCCCAGCGAACCCCGGTGTAGCGCCAGGCCGCCACATCGGTTTCCAGGATCGGGGATGCAAACGTGTAGGTAAAGACGGTTTGCGCCGCCGTGGCGGTAAACTCCTCCACATCGGGATTGTCCAGGATCACCGAGCAATCCGACATGCAATCCTCGTCAAACTTTTCCAGGAAATTCCAGGCCACCCCGGCAAGGTCGCGGTTGCAAACTGTCAGGGCCTCGCCGTTCTGGCTGCACACAAAGGAAAGCGGCGTTCCCTCGGTCGTGATCCGGACAAAGGCTGTCACCTGTTGCGCGCGGTCGATGACGCAGACCGAGGCGGGAACAGTGTTTCCCAGGCGATCAACGCCAGTGTTGGCCAGGAGTAGCATGGTCGGCTTGTCGATATCGGATCCGCGCCGCAGCGCCACCGATCGGGGCTGTGCAACCAGGTGTCCAGCCAGGAGCGAAACCGGCTCGGCGGAATAGCTTTGCTCCGCATCGGTGAACAGATATTCCCGGATCGCCCGCCCGTTCCGATCGACAAAAAGGGTGCCGCCCTGCACGTCAACCGGCAAGGTGAACTCGCCCGCGCCCAGGCGAGAGGTTGCCTTGAGCGCGATATTGTCCACCGTGATCGGCTCGTCTGGGATATAGAATTCCGTGGAGCTTGTGAAAATCTGGAGGTGACGGCCAGGGTAGATCGCCATGATCTCCACCTTGTCATCCACATTCGGGGCAACAGCGATCGGGGATCCGGCGATCGGATCCTCGTCGGCGCGGAAATCAAAGATCGCCCCGGCGCGGGATCCCACCAGGAGATCAGGCCGCGCCTTAAACCCGCCCATCCAATGCCGCCCCTGGTAGAAGGCCCCGCAGCCTGGCCACCCGCGCGTTGCGCTGAATAGATCATCCGTATCGGGCCGCCCGTCCTGGACGCGCTCGATATTGGCGGTGCCGGATCCGGTGATGATGTTGCAAACGATAATCGGCCAGGGCTTTTTCCCGTCCACCCCAATGAATTCGATGACGTAATTCCCGCTGACCGGCACATCAACGTCAACCGATGTAACGCGGGTAAGGGCGTTGATCGCGTTCTCAAAGGCGATGATGTTTGCCCCCAGGGTTGCGGACAGGGTGACAACCCCTGTGATCTCTCCATCGACCTCAAACACCAGGGTATCCCCAACCGATGTGCTGGCCAGGATCAGGGATTGTTTTTCGTTCTGCCCGCCCGACACGTTGGCATCATCAAATGCAAACTTGGTCACGCTGTCGAAAATCACCGGCCCCGATCGCCAGTCGCCATCGGATCCGAGGCGTTGCACCTGGTAGGTCTGAATGTCGGCATGATACATGATCAGCGTGTCCAGGCTCGGCGTTGCCTTGGTTCTGCGGATCGTCGCATCCGTGTGCGGCACCGGCACCGAGGCGACCCACACCCCGGTATCAAACCGGAAAATGTCCACCGTGCCAGCGACCAGGACCAGGGCATATTCATCCGCGATCGAGCTTGTCAGGCGCAAGGTCTGCACCTCGCCTGGCGTCGTTCCCCCGGTCGTATACCCAGCCTCGGACCAGGCGCGCAGCTCGGCCAGCTCGGCGGTTGCGGTGCCGAGGGTCGCCGGTGCCGACACAGCCAAGCGCCAGTAGCGCGCGGATCCCAAGAGCTGATCAGGGGGCGCGGCATAGCGGCGATCGTATTCCGTGGCCCCTACGTTGATCGTGTCCCTGGTGGTCCATGCGGCATTATCGGGCGAGCTTTGCAGGATCACCGGCGCGCTGACCGAGGATCCGATCAGGCGCAGGCCGATCACGTCCAGGGCCGAAAGATCGACAGATCCGCCGAAGTCCACCGAGGCGATCACGTAGGGGTTGGTGGTGCCGATCGCGACCGTGGTTGTCAGGAGCGTTGCCGTGTTGCCATCCTTGGCATTGGCCGCCGTGCCGCCGTTGGGCGCGGTGACGGTCGCGCCGCCCAGGCTGATCGCCTCCAGGGTGCCGCGCTGGGGATAGAGCAACCGCCAGCCTTCCCGGCGCTTTCCGCCGCCTTGGGGCAATGGCGTGACATTCGAGATCCGGCGCGCAGAGTTATAGAAAAACGTCACGTCCTCACGGCTCCACAGGAGCGGATCGAATTCGCCCGCCGCCAGTGAGGTTTGAATGTGGCGACCGGTCGGCATCAGCGATATCCCCCAAAGCGCACAGAGGTCATAATGTCCACATCGTCAATCAGCGATCGCGTGGGGTTGGATTTGGTGTCATCCGCGATCGCCATGCCGAACAAACCGCCCTCGCCCTTTTCAGACGGGGATCCGTAGGCAACGGCGCGGTGAAACGCTTCCTTGCTTTGGTTTTCCGTCACCGGCAGCGCAAAGACGCAGGCAAGCGCCTCCACTGCAAGGTTGATGAAATATCCAGGCCAGGTGCTTTCTGCCTTGCGCTTGGTGTATTCGATCACGATCACCGAATGATCTGTCAGGATCCACCGATCGCTCACCTCGTAATCGAAGGTGACAGCCGCGCCGCGCTGGGCCGAGGGGAAAACCTGGTGCGGCCCTGCCACCCGATCGGTTTCCAGTGCGGGCATGAGAAAGCCCCGCGTCCACTCGTTTACGATCTCGGCGGCCCCGTCCTCTTGCAGTTGCAGCTTGGCCTTGGCGAAATGCCAATGGTGCCGAGCGAACAGGCCGAGGATTGTGGGTTCGTAAAGCTGGGCGACCTTTTCCGCTGTGTCGCTGTCATCCTCAAAAGAGGTGATCGCAGGCTCGCCCAGGCGGGCAAGGGCGCGGCTGGCCATGATGATATTGGACGACATTCGTTCCCCCTATGGAAAAGGGCCGAGGCCATAACAGCCCCGGCCCAGCCTCGCAGATCGTTTCCCGGCGATCAGGCGAAGGTGCCGACAGCCGCGATCGTGATCACGCCAGCCGACTTGGCCGAAACGCGCGCATCGAAACCGGCATCCGTGCTTTCAATGGCGATCCGATCACCGATATTCAGGAGATCGTAAGCCTGGTTGAAGTAGCCCGCGCCTTTGACAGCGGCCTTGTTGTCAGCCGTGGTGCGGTAGGAAAAGAGCTTGACGCCACCACCGGAACCGGCGTGATTTTCAAGCCCGCGAATGGAAAAAGCCATATCGGCCTCCTGTTTCCGTTTGAGGGGTTGAGAAAGGGCCGAGGATCCCGGCCCCTCCGATTATGCCGGTTCGGTCGTGGTGACTTCGACCACCCCGCCCGCGTCGATTTCCACCGAGCCAGCGGAAAACAGCATGTTGGCCAGCCAGGAGGTTTTGGTCGGAATGTAGTTGACCTCCATCCGCTGATCCATGCCGACAGCGTGGCCCACCGCCGAGCGCGCCCAGGCGAAGGAAGTCCGGTCGTTGCCGGTCTTGTCCAGGCCGCCCTCGGCGCGGGTTGCGATCCACTTGAACATCATGCCCAAGAAGGAATTCACCTCGCCGTTGACCAGGGCGCGCACCGAGTTGTAATCGGCGCTCGTCACCTGGGTTTCACCCAACAGGCTTTCCTTGCCCTGGTGCGAACCGACATAGGTGATTTCCTCATCCTCACCCACACCGTTTTCACCGAGCAGGCGACCGATCCGGCGCAGCTTGGTGACGTTCAGATCCGAGGCGGCACCACCCACCGAGGCGGCGACCGTCAGGGTCGTTGCCGTGGCTTCCAGGGCGTCAAGGATCAACTGATCTTCCCGGCGCGAGATCGCCTTGGCGATCGCCCCGGCAAGCTCGGCCCGCTCGGAAATGTTGGTCTTGGCCTCGTCAAAAACGTCGGTGTATTCCGCCGCGTTCCAGTCCTCCAGGGTCAGGGTCGCATTGGTGTGCTGGAGGTTCATCGGCACCACGTCAGCCTGCGGGGTGCGCCGCGAGGCGATCCCGGCAGACAGTTTCGGGAAGCGGTGCGTGGAACCGACAACGCCAGATTTCAGGCGGACGCGCTCGCGCAGTTTGGCTCCGGCGTCCTGGTAGGCATGCTTCACCTCGGCATCGAAGGAGGCGATTGCAGCCGCGTTCAAAGTGCGGGACATGGGTTTGTCTCCAGGTTTGAGTTTGCGGGGATGGACCGAGGGCCGAGCGCGTCGGGGCCGTTTTCCGGGGGCCGTAGCGTTAGGGTCTGGCGTCTTGCGGCCAATATCTCAGAAACCCATGCGGCGCGCAAGAAAAAGCCCCCAGGCCAAGCAGAACCCAGGGGCTTATCTATGGCAAACCCCGTGCATGAGGAATTGCCACCCCGCGATAATACCAAAGCTCGCGCCTGGCGCAAGAAAAAGCCCAGGCCGAAACCTGGGCTTAGTTTGCCATCCTACAAGGAACCAGGGAGGATCCCCGGCACCCAGATCAAAGCACGTTCGACTTCACCGATCCAGCGGGATTTACGCCATAGGCTTTGCTCATGGCCTGGTTTGCCCTGGCCAGCTTTGCATCGCGCTCGGCACCGGCTGGCAGTTTCATGGCCTCGGCGTGCATCGCATAGGCATCGACCGCTGAAACGTCGCCGGTCCCAGGATCGCCCAGGGGGATCGGTTTCTCGCCCAGCTCTCCGGTCATGATTTTGTAAAACAGCGCGGCGCTTTCCGCCGTGCCGCACATGATCCGGAACTCCGAAAGCTCCGCAGGTGTGAACAGGCCCGCATCCAACTGGCGCTTGCCGTAGCTCTCAACCGTGTTGACGATCGTTCCGGCCAGGGCGGCATCCCCGGCCAGCTTTGTAAGCCGCTCCATTTCAGCATCAGCCGAGATCTGTTGCGCCTCCTCGTCGCTGGCGAACAGCGCCGGATCCAGGCCCGCCATGCCCTTTTTCATCAGGCCCGCGAACTTGTCAGCCGGGATCCCCAGCTCGTGCGCCGCCTTGCGGAAGCTATCCACGATCGGCTTGGATGCTTCCGAATTCAGCTCGGCGGCCACAGGGTCATCCTTGCCATCCGCCTCGATCACGTAGCCGTCAGGCGTGTCTGGCACACCCTCAGCTTTCCCGTCGCCCTGGCCTTTCTTGGACAGCTCTTTCCGCGCGCCGGTGTAGGCCGGGAGGAGCTTGGCCAGGGTTTCCTCTGCGGTCGCGCCTTTCAGGTGATCCGGGATCCCCTCTGGAGCTTTCCAGGGATCACCCTCGGCACCCTTGGCGGCTGGCTTTGCCGCCATGTCCAGGATCGAGCTGGGCTGGGATCCGCCCTTGCCGTCATCCCCGGCCCCGCCAGCGCCAGCCGCAGGGTCAGGAGCTTTGCCTCCATCCCCACCCGCGCCAGGATCCGCGCCTCCAGCGGCCCCGCCAGCGCCGCCCTCGCCCTCTGGTTTCCACACAGGGCCGTGCATCTGCCAAAACTTCCACATATCTCACCTTCGCCTTTCTCGCCGGGAAACGGTTATTGTTGGGTCATCAGATCCGCGATCTCGCGGGTGATGTAATCGCGCATGTGCTGCACTTCGGCCAGGAGCGGCCAGGGGCCGATCTTCGCGCCGGTTTCGTCGGCCTCGAACACAAGCGGATCCATCGCCTTGACGAATGCCACTATTGCGTTGTCCAGGTCATCGCGCGCCTTGGTGATCCGGCGCATGTTGCCCCGGCTCAGTTTCGCCCGCTTTACCAGGATCCCGGTTTCAAA